TTTTTTTCATCATCTTCATCATCTTCATCATTTTCATGAGAAGATTCTTTTATATTTTTAGCAGCAATAGTAGCTTTATTCATTTCAGCATTAGCATTGATAGGCAAAGAATCAGCTTCTTTACCTATTAAATCTAAAGCTTGTTGCAACAAATAAGATAAATCTTCTTTATTCATTACACCAAGCATACTAATCATTTTATAAAGATATTCTATTCTGGATTTTTCATCATCAATAGTATTTGAATTTGGTTTCAATGTTTCAGCACCAGAAGAAACGGGCATATTCATGTTATCTTGTTCTATTTTTTCTGACATTCGAAACCTCTTAAGTATTTTAATTTATTTATAAAACATTATATTTTTAACTGTTTTTTTGATAATTCTTTTATAAACATCTCAAAAACTTTCATTTTATTTTCATTTATTTGTTTTACTGTTTTTCTATGTAGTTTTTTTCTTGTTTCTTCTATTTTTTCTTTATACCAAGAATTGCTGGAAACATCATAAACCCAATCATAATTTTCCAAAATACCATTTACATAAGCATCTGGTGCTGATGGATCAGCTACTATATCTGCTGCAGTGCATAATCTAAATCCTTCTTCTACTTCAAGTACACCGTTGTTTTCTTTTAAAGAGCCAAAACCTCTTGAAGATACGCCCAAACTAGCACCTGATTTTAATAATCCTTTTGCAATATTGCCCATTGGTGTATCAGTAATTTTTGCTTTACCTATAAAATTTTTACCATCTTGTACAAGTTCAGTAATAATATGTGACACTCTATCCAAATTGATTGTTAAACTTGGTGTATTAGGATGACCTAATTCACCATAAGCTCTATTTGTTTTTACATAATTTTCAATATATTCATTTACTGCTTTTTGTAAAATTGGTAAGCGATATATACGACCATTTCTGTTTTCTACATCTGCTTGTAGAAAAATGCCTTTTATATATAAGTTTTTTTGTGTATCAGAAAAACTTTCTTCCAATACTTCTATGTCATTTGTATATTCTGACAATATGCGCATTTGTTTTTAATCTTTATATGCTACTGATGTTGCTGAAACTGCTAAATTTGCTGTAAGTGTATCTGTTCTTTCTTTTTCAATTAAAATAAAATTATTGGGTGGAACAACAATAGAACCTTTTACTACATTTGTATTGGAAGTCACAGTAATTAAAGATGCAGTGCTTGCAAAAATATATACTAATCTTGCATCATTTATTGTATTAGCAGTAGTAAGAGTTATAGTATTAGCTAAAGGCTTAATAATTTTCATTGTTATATGTCTAATCTGGGTGCTATCTCGCGCAACTTTTTTCTTCTTATAATAATGTATTCATGCTCATCATCTTCATCTTTAAAAAGATCATAATTATCTTCATCTTCGCCTTTTTCATAGCCATGGTCTTCTTTATCTAAAGCATATTTTACATTTGATGCTTTAAATACATCATCACCATTACCATTTCTATCTGGTATTAATTCAACAGTATGTAAAGCTACAAAATCTCTTTCAACCTTTGCTCTTGGTGCATAATCTATACCAGGACTATTGCCTAATTTTAAATTACGTTTCAATGTTTGCAAAGTACTTTGAGGCAACATTTTGCTTTTCTTTTTCTATTACTTGTGATACTTTTTCTCTCATTATTTCATCAAAAGTTTTTGAAAAATCAGATATTCTTTCCTGTGAAGAAAAGTTCAATAATGATCTAATTTTATCTTCTAAATTTGGCATCAAATTATTCCTCTGCTATAGCTTTTTGCTGTAATTTTTGTTGCAACACTTGTATATTTCTAGAAATTCTTATCAATAAATTTCTATTAATGTTTGTATTTGTGCTCATTTTACTTAATGAATCTTTTAGTGACATCAATTGTTGCAATTTAGCATTATCATCTAGTTCATCATTATTGAGTATTTCATCAATGACATTATTAGCATCATTATTATTATTTATATTACTATCATCATCTGTTGTATCATTTATTTGTGCATTCATTTGAGATTCTTGAGCTATTTTTTCGTCTTGTTCCAAAATGTCTTGTTCAGATTGCATAAATATATTTTTACGAACCCACTCATCCGAATAATATTTACCTATAACTCCTGAAGCACTTAAATTAGTATATGTCATAATTCTATTTTGTAATATTTCACTATTTTTTAATTCATTGTAATAGTTATCTTTTGCAAATCTAAACTTTATGCCATTGCTTATTTCATTCCACTCATCAGCAGTCATTATATTTTTTAATACTAACTGTTTTTCAAGTATTTGTAAAAATAATTGTGAAAATTTAGTTCTTAATCTTACTATAAATCGATAAAACTTTATTTCATCTCGTGTAATTTCAGAAGCTCTACCCAATGTAAATGTAGATGTTTCTGGATTTAATCTAGTAAGTGGAACATTTAAAGCACTAAACATTTTTCTTTGAAAATATAATAAATCATCCATATTATTTAAAGATTGTCCTGCTGGAAGTGTAGTTACTTCTGTGCCTCTACTTCCTTCACGTCTTGGCAACCAATAATCTTCAAGTAATGTTGCAAATTTTCTATCATCTCTTACTTCACCGGTAGAAGAATCATATACCAATCTATTTTTATGTCTTATCATTAAATCTCTAATATATTGTTCAGCTTTTACTTTAGGTAAGTTACCTACATCAACATACCATACTCTTCTTTCTGGTGCTCGCGAAAGTCTATAAATTACTATAGCATCTTCAAGCATACGAAGTTGATTAAGAACACGTAAAGCTTTATGCAAATAAGATAATACCATCGTTCCATTAGTATCAGATAATCCAGATGGTACAAATATTATTGAATCTTTTGCTATTTTTAAACCAGTTGTGGCGCCAGTATTATATTTTGTATTAATATTAAAACCTTTATCATTATATACAAAATATTCATTTACAGTTTTTGGTAACACTACTGTATTTTCATTTCCAAATGCGGGCTCTCTATCTTTGCTTGATATTTCTCTAATCTTTTTTATTTTTCTTGGATCAATATATCTTAATTCTTGTATACCAGAAGTAGGATCATTTGGGTCAATAACTACATGATAATATAATCTACCATCAACATACCATTTACGAAATATATCATAAGCATATTTGTTAAAGTTAAGTATTTTTAAAGTATTTGAAAACTCTGATATTATGACTTGTTTTAACTGTTCTGAAATATCAATATCATCAAGTACTATACTAATAGGGTTTTCATCTTCTATATTAATGGCTTCATTTACTATTTCTTCAACAGCTATATCAATATCAGGATACATAGTCATATCACGATATCTTGTAACTAATTCTGCTTCAGAACGAATAGTACCATCTATATCAACATAAATACCATAAGCACCACCAGGAGCTACAATTGTAGCTCCATCATCTTCATCATTTTTTGTTACAAAAGTAGGATAATTTTTTTCTGATCTTTTAAGTTCAAAACCAAATAGTTTCATGAAATTACCTTATAATATATTTTATTCAGTCATTAATATTAACGACTGCCTCTTGATACTTCTGGTAACCAATAATCATATGCAAATGTTACGCCAAATGTTTGAATTTGATTTTGAGCATCCCAACTTAAGTTCATGCCTTCAAGTGCTATAGGAAATATATTTACCATTGTATATCGTGCTATTATTTTACCTGTTTTACTATATTGATTTATAATAGCAGTGCCTTTATAACCAGCGGCTGAACTTTCACCTGGTTGTGCGGCTAATTTTTTATTATCAACTATTGCATTAATAGAATTATGCCAAATTTCAAAAGATTTACGAACTATATAATCTTCATCATTTAAAACATTTACACTCCAATTTTCATACCTTCTATCACCACTTACTTTTATGAAACGCCCAAAATAACCAACATCAATTGATCCTATGATTGAAGGTGGAATTGAGCTAGCATTACAAGTAAATTTTAATCTTTCTGGTGCTCTTGATAATTCAGGTGCAGTAAAACCTTGTCCACTTGGAAATGTAACTTGAACATCAAATAGCGTAGGTCTTGCGCCACCTAATGGTAAACCATTAGCTATAAATTGATTAATATTGAATGGCACGGCTTTTACTCCTTAATTTTTATTATTGACCTACTATAGTAGAAAATTCAACACCTGTTTTTACTGCAGTAAATCGTAGAATAATATAATTGATTGATCTAGCGGGTTTGATGTAAATATCTGCCCAAAATTCTTTTTTATCAATTCTTTCAGGTGTATTGTTAGTTTCATCACAAACTACTAAGTAATCATATATACCTTTACGTGATTGAACATCTCTTAAATATGGAGATATCATATTAACGAATTGTGCTCTTGTAAATTCATCATTAAATTCAAACAATGAATATTTTGCTGCAGTAGAAATTGCTTTTTGAAGTACTATAAACAATCTACGAACGTTGATATCACCAAATGCTGATGGCTTTACTGTAGCAGTCTTATCGCCATAAAGTATAGTACCTGTTCCAGGAAAAGTTACTACTGGATTAATTGAATTTTTATAAAGAAAATCACGCGCAGCTTGATCTGGATTATAACGAAGTTTAATTATATTTTTAATTTTGCCTCTATTAAAACCGGCTGGAGACCACCATGGATCGTTAGTAGCATCTGTTCTTGCTACTAAACCTGCTATATCACCATTAAGAGGAACATAGCGATAGACATCATTATATCTATCATATATATATTTATAGCCAGTATCTAATACAGCATAAGTAGTATCACGTATATCATTTCGCCACTTGAGCAAAGCATTTACTTCATCACCTTTATTGCTTGTAATGATATTATCTGGAGGTGAAATAAATACTATACAATCTTTTCTTATTTCAACAATATTGTCAATAATGTAATTTGCTAATTGAGTTCCATTAGTACCACCACGAGGTTTACCAGCCATTATCAGAGAAACATCTACATTTTCTTTATTTTTAAATAAATCATATCCATTAGAAAGTATAGTAATTGGTACAGATGATTCATCAGAACCATTAGTACCAGAATTTAATATTAAGTTTAATGGTTTTGTATTTGTTGAAGTTGTTATGTTTAATGCATTAGCAGATGGTGCACCTGCTCTATGATTAGCAAACCATATATATTGTGAACTATCATTAATTACATCTTTATAATAAATTTTGGTACCATCATTCTTTTTAGCATCTGTAGCACGTGATAAATCTTGAAATATTTCTAAAATTGTGCCTTTTACTCCAGTAAATTGACCATTTTCATCTACTACTACAATATGCAATAAATCTTTTGCTGCAGTATTACCAAAATCTTCTACATAAGAAGAAGTTTTTGGAGCACCATCAACTATATTAAAAAATTCCCAATTTCTTTTTACATTAGCAACAGTTGTATTACCATTTACAGTATTGCTTACAACATAATCTTCAATCAATTTATTGATACTAGAAAATTCAATATTAGCAAATGCATGAGTAGCATTTGTAGCAGGCACACCAATATTGGAAACTTTTAAATATTGCAAACCAATAGTGCTATTACCAATTGTTATAATATCATTTACAGATAGTTTATTTAATTGATTATTAGCAAAAGTATTAGCATTTGATACAGAACCAGAAGAAACAAATGTTAAAACAGCAACATTTGAACCAGCATCAATTTTAAATTGACCATTGATAGTGTCACCGCCTTGTGTACCAATAAGATTTAAATTGGACTCATAGGCTGTTTCACTATCACATACTGAAACTCTCAAAGAATTGCCTAATTCTCCTGGATATTTTGCTATATAAAGAGTGTTAGAATCAAAAGAAGCAATAGTATCATAGTGTTCACGATTTTTAACTACACAAGCAACTACATTTGTTGTACCTGTATTTCCTACAGCATTTAATGCACCGGTAGAATGTGTAGTATTTGCAACTCTTACAACCAAAAGAGAATTTGAATATGATAAAAAGTTTGCAGCAGTAAAGAATGTTTCAGCATTAAAATTTGATGGTTTGCCAAATCTATTGATTAGTTGGTTTTCATCAGAAACAAGAGTAACTTGATCAACAGGACCCCATAAAAAAACTCCAGCAATACCACCTACACTTGTTGAAACACCAGGAATTGTTGTTGTTAAATCTCTTTCAAGTGCAAGTACACCTGGGCTTAAAAGTGTTGGCATTTTATGTTCCTTCTTTAACTTTTTATTTTATTTATGAAAAGTGTACTTTTTATAAATTTAATACAATTACTTCAAAAATTATATATTTCTTCATCATCTTCAA